CGCCCGTCTTCACCGGCGTGAATTCGCCAACTTGCGCCTCACCGCCGAATTCAGGAATGGCGCCAACCTCACCAACTTCAATCAGCGTCAGCGCCTCAAAGCCAACACTGTCATAAGTCGCGGGCGCGCCGAGAGCCAGGGATAGCACCGTGCCTGCTGTAATATCAATTTCGCTCATAATCTCACCTCGTTAGAAACGCCTTGTAGGGCATTGTTAAAACCAATTTAAACCACCCGTCCTCCGGCACGCCAGGTTCACGTTTTGCGCCAGTCATTGTCACAGAAACTCCCGCTTGGGTAAGTCTCTTGCCAATTTTAAAAGCCTGGAAAATCTCGTCAGCTTTTTTCTTTATCGGTATTGCCCCATCGCGCAATGGGGCGCGGAGAATCACCCTGAACACGCCATCGGATTGATCCGAGTGATTCAGCGAAAAAGGAGTCACGTCATTTTGCGCGACAATCAATTCAGCAAACGCATCCGCAGTCGCCGGGTCGAATGAATCCTGTGGATCAAAATCATCGTTCTCATACGCGATGGGCAACCCAAAGTTCGCGGCAACAAAAGCCAGCACGATCGCCTGGTCTATCGACACCAAATTACCCACGCGCGGCCTCCTTGACAATCCGGTCTATTCGGGCCGCATTGCGATCAATGATCGCGTCACGCTCATTCCAGATTGCGGCGTAGGGCAGATTGTTCGTCAGAAAATCCCGCCCAATCGCGGTCACGCCTTCCTTCACATCCTTCAATGCAGATTCGCCGGTCGGGTCAATCCGATCAATGGCGCGCTTGGCAGGGACGCCCGTGGTTATCTGCCAGTTGCCACGCAACCGACCGCCCACATAGCCCGCCGGTGCCGGGCCAGCCCACGCCGACGGATTGCCAACGCGTGTGTCCCGGATCACGCCGTTGAACAGGGCAATTTTGATGGCGCGCACGGTCGTCTCGACTTCTTCGCCCAGAACGCTCGCCAGTTGCCCGATCGGAATAACCCTTGCCATGCCCTTTACCGCCTTGCCGCGCCGCGCAGCTGAACTCGGTAAACAAGTCCAACACCGGCGGGGTTCACTTCAATAACTTCCTGGATCGTCCACCGCTTTCCGGTCACGTCCAATTGATCTGTCAACTTCAATTCAACAACCCCATGCTCAAGAATCAGCAACCGGTCGCCGTACATAATCTGCGTTCCGTCAATCATCTCGGAAGGGTACGGCGCCAAAATTCCCTTGGGCGCAAACGTCTGGGTTGTTGGGCTGTTGCGCTCGCCGGTGACCGGGTCTGAGCCGCCACCACTTTGCCTGCGCACCGGGATTGCTTGCCCAAATTCTGCGAGCAACGATGCAGCTTCTGCGGCCAACTCTTCGTAAAGCTCCTGGCTCATACGCGCTCCAAAGTCATGCGCACTGGCCCCATCAACTCGTACAGCAACGCCAGGCCAGAACTGCCACGGCGCATCTGCACATCCTTGTCGCTTCCGAAGTACGAAACGTCAATCGCTTGCTCAACGCCAACGCTCTTTTTGGGTCGGCTCGGATTCGCTGGAATATTGTGCAGGTCAACGCCCGCATTGACATCCAGCGCCAATTCCATTTGCGCCCGTTTCACCAGCTCGGGAATTTCGTCCGCGCGCCAGCTGAATCCTTGCAGCACCAATCCGCTGCGCGGGTACGAGGTGAATTGAGACCGGGAAACTCTTGTGCCCTTTAGCGCCGGGTCGCTTTCATTGACAAACGCAGCAGCTTTAACCAAGGCCACGTCCGCAGTGTCCGCGTCTGCAACCGTGATGCCTTTGCTAGCCGCGTAAGCAATGAATGTTGCACGCTCAACCCAAGAATTCGCATCAGGGACAATAGCCCCGGTCTCAATCACCAGGCTCATGGCTTAACCCTTTGCCAAAATTTTAAGCGCCCTCTTGCGCTCGTCGGCATTGATCTGCTGGTTAAGCGTGTTCTGATGCCGAACCAGGTCGGCTGGCGTTGGTGCGGCCTTGGGCTTGCCCTTGGCTTTTTTCGCGCCCTTGGCTTCGGCTTCTGCTTCTGCAGCTTTCGCAATCTCGTCTTCGGTAGGCATCTGTCGATCCTCTGAGTGGCAATAAAACCGGACCGCGTGAGCGCGCCCGGTCGTGGGATTGATTAACCGTTGGTCACAAGAAACGCCAAGGGGATGCTCTTGCGATTAACAACGCGGTCCCATGCAGCAGCCAGCCTCAACTCGGCCAGCGTTTGGGAGATTGAGGCCGGGGTGCCGGTGCTCTGGAACCCGAATGGGTGCAGCAACCAAGTCTTGCGAGTCCACAGCGTTTCGATGCCCGCGCCTTCGCCCTGCTCTTCATCGGACGAAATTGCTACCGGCTTGGCAGGGGTGCCGTCGCCTTGGCCGAACGCGCCAGCGCCGAACAAGATGGAGGTGAACTTGGGCGCTGCATCGGTGGCGCCGGTGCCAGCCGCCGGGGTGAAGGGCATCCCATCGTCGCAGATCACAATCCGGCCAAGATAAGTTGGCACGGTCAGGTTGCCCACCGAGTCCTTGATGAATGTGATGTCGTCGTTGTCAACCATTCGTTTGTAAACGACTGAATGGACAGCGATGGCCTGGTAATTATCAAAGTGGTCGCCCGAGGTGAACGCAGCAGAGGTGAAATTGGAGCGCGTGAACACGCTGGTCGTAGTGACATCCGCGTTGGTCGCGCCAGCCACGTTGATCACCATATCTGAGCTGTCGTTGGCCACGTTGTCTGCCAGAACGCCCTGGGCTGCAGCAAGCAATCGGCGCTGCCATTGTCGGGTCCAATAAGCGTCCACCCGTGAGCGGATGCGATCCATGGCGCGTTCGCCCATCGCAATTTCCGTAGCGAGATTGGACGTAGACCAGCCGTTGTTCAGAAAAGCCTTGCGACCAATCTGCTCACCCTGGTCAATCTTGCCGGGCGAAGCAATGTCGGTCGGGTCGTCGGTGCTGATGTTTGGCTCATCGGTCGCGTCCAGATCATTCCAAAAAGGCAACTCAGCAGTTTTGCCTGCCTGGTTGGCAATCTGGTTAAGCAAAGGGGATGCGGCGATAACGCCGGAGTTATAAAATGCGGTGCGTTCGGGAGTGTTGACGCCGGGCAAGTCTTGGAAGACCACCACGTCAATAACATCTGAGAGTTGAACTGTTGACATCGTCGAGTCCTCGGTAATGTTTAGCCGGGACTTTCAACAAAAAAGCGCCCGACAGGAATAGTTTCCTCGTGGGGCGCTTCTCCCCGGTCTTAGCGCCAGCGCCTGCCGGCAATAAAACCTTTTGTGATTGCTATTATGCCTTCACTTTTCTCACACGTCAAGCGTTTTATTGTACTCATCTTTCAATCGGTCGTACTCCTTGGGATTTTCCTGCCGTAGCGTCTTCAGCTCCGACCCGTTCATTTGGTTGAATGCCTTGCCGCCTGGTGCGCCATTGCCCGCGCCGCCTGGAGGACCGCCGCCAGAGCCTCGGCTGGCAACGACAAAGGGCGCAAACCGCTTGTCTTCGCGTAGCGACTTTTCCAGCTCTTCAAGCGTCATGGCCGTGGGCTTGCCGTCTGCGCCCAGCACTCGGGTCTTGGGCATGCCGTCTGCGCCGAACTCGGTGGTGAGGCGCTGTTGTATGTGGTGCAACAGCGCGCCGGAGTGCTCACCGAAAATGGCGGCTGCCATCTCGTTGGCTTTGCTGCCGGAAGTGACGCTGGACAATGCACCGCGCAACTCGTCGCTTTCCTTTTTTGATGCCGCGAGCGAGTCGTCATATTTTGCCTGCCAGGACTTTTCCAACTCCTCAACAGAGCCGGAATCCTTTGCGGCTTTGCGCTTGGCTTCGTCGGCTTCGTCTTTCGCCCGGCGCTTTTCGTCCAGCAGCGCCTGGTTGTTGGTTTCCAGGCGCTTGATTCGCTCCAGCAAGTCCGTGTTGTCTGCTGGCGCATCGGGCTCCACTTCAATGGAAAGTTTGTAGCCCTCCCCATCCACCGCGTATAGCGCCTTGTGTGCTTCGCTCAGGGCGTCGTGCTCTTCTTTGGTGATTGCTTTTTTCAGTTTCATATTACGCTGCCTTTTTGTTGAGATTTGCTTTGGCGAATGCTGCAGGTTCCAGCTTCCGCATTTCTTCCAAGCTGGTCGGCTTGAAATTCTTGTTGAGCTGGAGCGCGCTAAATCGCTCTGAACTCAGGCCGCCATCGCGTAGCAGTTTCCCGCGCGTTCGACCGATGATTGAATCCTGTGTTAATGCAGGTTGCTTTTTGAGCCAGCCGTAATATTTCAAGTCCGCGTTGACGTACTTCACCCTTCCAGTTTCCGGATCGCGCGCCCGGCGCGTTGCGTCTTGGTCCAAGAACGCAAACTTTTCCGACAATGCCGCTGCGGTGGTGGTCCTGCAGGACGGATGAAACGGCGGGCGCGGTCCGCTGTTTAGCGGGTACTCGTTGCCGTCCAGCGTTCTGCAGATGGCGCTCGTCTTGCCGTCCAGCGTTGCAACAATCGTCACCCCGGTCACGATGTCTTTGTTTTGGTTCCACGTCTCTTCGCGCGCGGTCACTGCTGCGTGCTGGAGCGCGGTGCGCGTGAATCCCTGAACTGCCCTGCTGGTGACCGGGAAAATGTCGTCCCTCAGCGTAGAAAGAATTTGCTCAGTCGTGTCACCATTCACAAAACCTGATCGGATGGCCCCAGTCGCGCGCGTGATCTCGGTGGCCGACCAATCCTTCACGAATTGGTCCAGCAGCTTGCCCTTGTCAGGGCCATTGATCGACAATGGGCGCAGCCTTATTGCAGCGGAGACTTGCGTTGGCGTTGGCGTCTCAAAATTGGCGCTTATGACGTTCGCCAGGGAACGCACCTCGAATCCCGCCTCATAAGCGCCCAGCGCGGAAACAGAGGATTTGAGCGCCGGCAATATGTCTTTCCTGTACGCGTTTGCCAACAGATCGCGTAGGGTTTCAATCTGCACTTCAGCGCGCGCCCGCGACCAGCTCGTTACGCGTTGCCGCGCCAGCCGGGCGACCAGTTTTTCCTCGGCATCGCGCAGCAGTACGCGAATCTTTTTCACTTCGCCCGCCTTCAGCCGTTCCAAGTGCGCAGCGTGGCGCGCGGATTGCTCAATGAGCTGGTCTGGCGTGTTCATTCAAACTCCCCCCCACCGGACTGGCTCAGAAGTTCTGAATAATCCTCAACAGACGAGTCCCCGCCAAACAGCCCGTTGCGTTTCATGTATGCGACGTAATCTGGCAATGGCACCTGGCCCTTCGCGTAACCTTCCATCATGACCCGCGCCAGGTTCGGGTCGGCAATCACCTGGACGAATTCTTGGTTGATCGTGTAGTGTAATTTCTCTTCGCTCAGGTCAACTTCGCTCAAGTTGGTATAAGCCCCCGCCGCCACCAACGCCTTTGTGTAAGCTTCCGAGACATTGGACGCCACGAGCGAAAGAACTGAGTGTTGCGCTTCGCGTTCGCCGGAGACTTGCGTTGCTGTCTTCGCAGCGGCATTGCGTTCCACCAGGCGCGCTCCCAGCCCCACCATCAACTCTACTTTCATGCCCATGGCTTCGTGAACCAGCGTGTTAGGCGATGGTTGGGCGTAACCGTACGTTTCTCCTGCCGGAACGCCCATAACTTCACGCGACCCGGCGTACATGTTATGCTCTTTCATAATTGCCAGGTGGTTCTTGGTCACCCCAGTCATGAAGGGTTGCGCTTGGCCCGAGTACCAAACCGAATCCTCGTAATCTGCCGAGTTTCTGAAGTGGCCCACGTTCACGTTCACCAGCGGGAGAAAGGGTGGATCGTCTGGCGCCACGTCGTTGTTCTCCGAGCCGACGAAGAAAAATGGGATGTGGTCCCATGCGGCGCCGTCCCCACGCTTCGGGTATTTGTCTGACTCAACAACCCAATTCCCTGCAGCGTTCTTGCGGTGGACCGTCTCGCGGTAAACTCCAGCTTCCAAGCGCATCACCCTGTACTGATCTGTGGCCTTCAGCGCGAATCCGTCCGCAGCCTCAACTTGGGCGCTTTCATACAACACCACGAGCACCAGCACGGAACGCGTACCAATGGACTCAACGCGCCAGTTGATTATTTGCTCTGGCCGCCACTCGTGAATTGTAGCAGCAACTTCGCCGGATTGAATCTGCGACGCCTTCACTTCGCCGGTCGTTTCTGGGAACGCCACCGACAATCCAGCGCGGCCTTTGCGCAGCGTGCTCGATGCTACAGACTGCGATTGTTGGAAGATGGACACGCCAGCCCCGTCCACATTTTCCGCCATATACTCCAACGCATCGGGCACCACCAACTCGGGCCATTTTGTGTACATGCTGCCGACCATTCCGTGGGCGCTCTGGGAAGCAATCGCGTAGAAGATCGCGCGCAGCTTGTATTGCCGGTTACGCTCCTTGTTGACGACGCTTTTGTCGGTCGGGTTCAGCTCCAACAGGTAATTGTCAAGGTTGCGCGAACGCGTGATGTCGTCAATGCGTTTCCAGTCGGCCAGCATAGCCACGTATGCCGGGTGCTGGAATTGAAATGACTGCAGCGTTGAATTGCTCTCCATCGTATTGGCCTCTTGGTTATCGAACCACACCGATGCCGGTGTAAATTAAGTCTTCGCTTTCGCCCCAGACGGTCTCCACCATGTACCCGATTGCGGTGGTGATGTGCTGGTAAGGGTTGCGCTGGTCTTCTTGAAAAGATGAGCCGTCTTTGAGCTGCACCGTGGCCAGCCCTTCGTGCGACCACGGTGCCCGTTCTCGGTTGATGAACAGCCGACGTTCGCCTAACGTGTTGCAGATTCGTGCACGCACTGCATTTTGTCGATCCTTGATCGCTGGCGCAGCTTTTTTCACCAGGTCGTTGACTTCCCAGCCGTGGGTTTGCAGCACTTGCTTGATTTCGATGTAGTCTGAGACCAGGCCGTGCTTTTCGCCAGCGCGCCCGGCTGGATCTCCGTACAGATTAATGCACTTGTTTTTGTGATCCTTGTAATTCTCAACAAACTCTTCTGCCGAGTGCCGCGAAGAGGCCGAGTGCAAAATTATCTCATCCATCAAGTACAAGCAATCGTCTCGGATCGCCCCGATGGACGACGAAAGTGGGGTGTAGTTCTGGTCATGCATCCAATGCAATTCTTCGTGAGGGCCGATCACCTCATCGGTTACATTCTCCAGGGAATAATCCTCGTAGATCAGCCCGGTCGCAGTCTCGAATGACGCCTCGAATTCCTGCCGGTACTGCTTTGCGCTCATGAAACGCTTCGCCGACTCGATCACATCCGCCGGCAATATGTCTGCAGAAAGCCAATGGAACACTTCAAAATCCGGGTTCTTTTGGCCTTGTGCCATATCACACAGGCGATAAAAATGGTTCAAGCCGTCGGGCACGCCGAACAACCAGCACCAAGCCCTGTAATCGGGTCGGCGTGGGTCTACGGTATTGAGCGCGGGATAAATGTTCGCCTCCCAAGCGTGCGCCTTGACGTTTGCGAACTCATCAATGCCGCCGCCGGTCCATGGGATGCCCTCAATGCGCTCAGGCTTGTCCAATCCAATAATGTGCAATTCCGAACCGTTCGGGTAATAAATGATCAACTCCGATTCGCTCGGCGCCTTCGGTAGCGCGCTGGTCAACGAAAAGTCTTTCAAGTCTTTCCAGAATATTTTCTTGGCCTGGCCATGCGTAGGTGCCGCAGCAAAATACATTCCGGGAACCTTGGACGCTTCTTGCACGACAAATCGCTTGAAGCGTTCCGTTTTGCCGGACCGCCTGCCTGCCGGGGCCAATGGGAATCTAACACCGTTGGACACAGCCTCCACCAAGGCGCGTTGGCGCGGGTGGTCGCGCAAAGGGTACCAGCGTTCCAGCTGCCTGGCCAACGCTACTGGCGTGGCGCGTTGCGACGACTTGTTGGCCGCCGCGATGCTCAATTGGGTTGCTTCTGAATCAGGCCCATGATGGCGCGCTCGAATTCCTCTTTGCTCCCGCCTTGTTCGCGAAGCTCCCCGTATTTCTTGGGCAGCAATTTGGACAGCAACCACTTTCGGGTGTCGATTTTGAGACGCGAACGCATGAAATGCTCTTTGTTGAATTCGTAATCGACAACCTGGCCGGTTGCTTCGTCGCGGATGACATCGTAGTCTTCCTTGGCGTCGTCGGCAATGTCCAAAATGTCCTCGGCAAAGACGAACGCCATGGACATTTTCGCTTCCGCGTAGCGGAACGCAAAGGATTCCTGCATTGCAACGTGCGCCACTTGCCGTGCAAAGCTCGGTGCGCCTTCCAGTGCGCCAATCGCCCTCATCGACATTCCTTCACGAATCAGCGCCAGCATGACTTCCTCTTCAGGACTGGTCAGCGGCTTTTGCCTGCGCCTCGTTTTGGTAGCTAATGCGCGGGTTTTGGCCGCGTCAGTTTTCGCCTTTTCTTTTCGCTTCGTTCCAGCCATGCCGCTCCTGTGGTGTCGGTTCAATGCCCGCGCGGGAGTATGCGCCGGTGCCGCTCGGGAGTATGCGCCGGTGCCGCTCGGGAGTATGCGCCGGTGCCGCTCGGGAGTCAAGCGTTGGCGCTGAGTTTATTTTGAAATTAATCCAAATCCGCGCGGGTCGCGCGGGTCGCGCGGGTTTTGCATCGTCCGGCTGAGAACGTAGTTTTTTGGCCCAAGGTAAGTTTTAAAATAAACTCTAATTACACTGATTCTCAGGAAAGTGACAATTTAAATTGAAGTATATAAAAACAACTCTGCGCGGAGGGTGCAAAACCCGCGCGACCCGCGCGACCCGCGCGCGTTTAATTCAAAACTTATCAACTTTGAACTCCATCGGGCGGCGCTCCAGCTCGGCGTGAATCGTTTTCAATATCGACTCGCGCGGCAAGTCCTTTCGGTAAAAAGCCATACGGCTCCTGAACTTACCCGAGCGCCATTCGTTCGCGTGCGGGTTGCGCATCATGCCGTACCCCTGCTCATCCATCTTAAAATGGAACGACTTATTGTTCAAAGTCTTTATTGCCGCCAATCGGTCGTCAAACCAGTCCCCGGCGTTCACGAAGTCGGCTAGGTCCTTGGCGAAGATGATTTCTGGCTTTTCTGAATTGAAAACCTGGTCAACGTAAATTTCACAAATCTCGTCAGCAAGCGTCCTCCTGACCTGGGAAGCAGACTCTATTATTGCTTTTTTCCCGGAAGTCATCGCCGGTGGCGCGCCCGAGTTAAACTCCAAAATATCTCGGTTCAGCAGCCAGCCAACCACCGCATCCGATCCCCCATCGGCCAGGTACTCGTATATATCTTCAAAATA